GATGTTATGCACAGCAGCCGATGACAGCCGTGGAAACGTGGAATCCGTGGAATCGCTTTAATATCAACAGCTTATGTGTGGAATCGGCTTCCACGTTCCACCGCGCCCCATGCTGGCATGCTTTCTGCTACGCTGGCCGAGCTACGCTGGCCGAAAAGCCCTGGCAAAATTGCCAAAACTTAATTAGCAATCTTGCAATCGACTGGTTGCAATGGGACAATATCAACTTGGCCGCTCCCTTCGATGTATTCGAGGCGGCAAGTATCACCACCATTATACATGAGACCAATAACTGCATCATCCGGATGGTTCGCCAGTTTAGCAAGCAATTCGCGTTTAGTCATAAGACCTCCCAGCTATTGGGGCAGAAGTACCCCACGAGTCCCCCGCTAACATGCGCTAGCGGGGGCTACGTGCGCTACTTATGCCTTTTTCGAGAGCACAAGCGAACCGTTGAAGATGTTATTAATCATAAGCTTGAGGTCCTTCGGCTCAAGCTTGCGGCCAGCTTGCGCCTCGAGAGCTACCCATTCACTATGCGAGAATGGAATGTAATGCTTGCTCTCAGCTTTCTCTTTCTTTTCGGTGACGATCGAATCCAGCACGCCAGCCAAGCCCGTCGTTGCTACACTCATGATAAAAACCTCCATTGTGTTAGCTGGCGAGATTGCCAGCCTTATGCTTACATTATACGCTGTAAGCTAGCGCGTGTCAAGTTATTTTTTACAGCCCTGCCCTCAAGTTTGCTTCTACGGTGTTTATGTTCCGATACACAAACGCTTTGAATCCGCTCTCTGCTCTGCGATACTGCTTCGAGAAACGAAATCCGGTCAGCTTCATCACAGGAACCATCAAGCTGGTCAATACTGCCTTCATCACATCCTCCTGGTGAGTGTTTCGCTTAATCATCATGCTGTAAGTGTACCATCATGCGAGGTCGTTGTCAAGCGCAAAGCAATCGACGACAATCGACAGCGAGAAGCGAGCCATGTCAAAGCCCGCGCTGGTTTCCCTTCTTAAGTCACTGCTAGATTGCGTGCGAGAAAAAAGTATCTCACCCCGTGCAAATTGCACCTCAGCTTCGGCGCTTTGCGCCAGCTTGCTGGTCACCCTGGCGACTTTCGACTTGCAGTGAGAGGTCTTTCGTGATACAATGCACCTACGATGGCATTAGATCCAACCACAACGGCCACGCTCGACAGCCTGCGCGAAAAGATCGCGGAGGATCCATATGCGCTTGAGAAAGACCTCGAGCGCAAGCTACGTGAGCGAGAGGCCAGAGACGCCGGCAAGAAAGACCTTAAAGCCCTCAAGTCCCGGGCTGTCGAGGTGTTGGAAACCATCCTCGAAGGTGGTGGAGGCTCCATCGACACCCAGCGCAAAGCTGCGGTGGATATCTTGAACTTCAGTGAGAAAGCAAAAAACGACGTGCCTGTGACGGAGGAGCAACTTGGCTGGCTTGGAAAAGTCCTTATCGAGACTGAAGAGATTCGTATCAGCCTCGAAATCAGCAAGGGATAAGTGGGAAGAGCTACGCTCTCTTGCCCGCACAGACCTCTACTTCCTATGCAAAGGAGTGTTAGGCTTTGTTGACATGTCAAAAGGATTCCACGGCCATCGTTGCGCGCAGATTAACTCGATACAAGAACCGTATGGACGCCAAGTTGACCTCTGGCCCCGCGGCCACCTCAAGACTCACATCATCACCATCGGCAAATCCATCCAAGAATACCTCAACAACAACAATGCACGTATTCTGCTGGCCGGGGCATCTTTTGATAACTCCAAAAAGAATCTCCGCAAGATTAAGTCGGTGTTCGAGACTAACACTCTCCTCCACTGGCTTTTTCCTGAGTGCATTCCCGATACAAGTTCAGGTAAGTGGGCAGAGACCGAGATCCTCCTCCCACGAACCAAAAACCTTCCTGAAACGACCTTCCGGGCAATCGGTTGTGGTGGCCAGACAGCTGGTTGGCACTTCGATATTATACGCAAAGACGACCTGATCGACGAAAAAACCGAGCGTTCGCCTGAGGTGATGGAGAAAATCATTGAATGGCACTTGCTGGCGAAGAATCTTCTTGAGTCACCAACTACGGGCATTGATCACCTTATCGGCACCCGATGGCATTCAGGCGATCTTTACCAGTATATCATCGACCATGAGAAGGAATACACTGTTAACTGCATCTCAGCCCTTGACGCCTCCGGCGTCCCCGCCTGGCCCGAACGCTTCACAAAAGAAGGACTCTATCAACTGCGAGACAAAGACCCCTATATGTTCGCCTGTCAGCAGATGAACAACCCACGTGACCAGGCCGTGGTGGACTTCAACGCAGGCTGGCTGCGCTACTACAACTTCAGCGACGAGGCCATGAATATCTTGGCAGAGGTAGGATGAGCGAGAAAGCCACAGTACAGGTCCCACGCAAATCACTCGACGTAGTGATCACATGCGACCCGGCCATCAGCGAGAAGTCTGCCGCTTGCCGCACTGCCATCACGGCAGTGGGCATGACGCCGTATAGCAAGATCTTTCTACTTGAGTACTGGGTTGGCCGCCAGGGAGACCCCGCCAAAATCATCACCAAGCTTCTCGACATGGCTGACTACTGGCAGCCGCGAGCTATCGGCATTGAGAGCGTAGCGTTCCAACAAGCCATGGAACCATATACTCGGCGTGAGATGGAACTGCGCGGCACCCACTACGCTCTGCTCATGTTGAAGCCAGATCGTAACGAGAAGAAAGACCAGCGCATCCTCAGTATGCAGCCATACTTCCGCACCGGCCAGATCTACATCCAACGAGGCATGTTTGAGTTCATCGAAGAGTACGAAACGTTCCCACTGGGTCGGACCCGAGACATCTTGGACGCCATGAGCTACGCGGTCCGTTTGTTGGTGCCACAGCAGACAGCCAAAAAGCCTGGCCTAGAGCAAAAGCTCGCCAGACTCGCGGAAACCGATCCAGCATCTGCCCGCTACTGGCGCGCTGACGCCGTTAGACGTGGCGTTATGGACCCATTACCCACGCTCGAAGAGGAGGAAGAACAGCTGAGCGAGACGACGTGGGAATCTGGCATAGGAGAATTTGTCTAATGTTTGGACGCAAGACTGCTCTCATCAAGCATTACGAGGGTGAGGTCGTCAGACTTCGCCAGCGCATTGCTGATCTGGAACATCGCAACTCGGTCCTCGTTGACAGGCTGCTGGCCAAGAATGGCGTACCCGACAATCTACCCGTTGAGCTTCCCGCTACGCCAGCCGGCCTAAACGACATGGGTATCTTCGAGGACATCGATGATATCCAGGACAACCGCAAAGGAGATCCCTACGATGCCTTTGCTGGATAGACTTGACCAGATCTTTGCATCCATGATAGGCAAACCAACCGATGGCGAAGCTGCTCTTGCCGTAGGTGGCAACGCCGAGGAAATCGAGGACCCCTATGCAGATACAAAAGCCATCGCTCTGCGCGTCACTGATTTCGTCAAAGACTGTGATAAGTCTCGTTGGGCCTTTGAGCGACAATGGTTCAGGTCTGTACTTTACTACCTGGGTAACCAATGGCTCACCTGGGATGGACGCTCCCGCAAATGGCGAGAACGCAAGCTCCGCAAATGGGTCCCCAAGCCTGTCACAAATCGCTTTGCATCGACTGTTGACTCTATTGTCTCAGCAATCCAAGGGACCAAAGTACTCCCCTCCGCCTGGCCTGCGACTAGCGACCCTAGAGACATAGGCGCGGCAAACGTCGCTGATCGAGTCCTGGATGTAATCGGACAGGAGATCAAAAGTGAACGAGTACGCCAGCACCTCGCCAAATGGATCGTTCTCTGCGGTGATGCTTTCGCTTACGTCCACTATAATAAGCTGGACAAAACGCTTGGCCTTGTCAGGATCAACTCTCTGGCTTGTCCTCTCTGCCAGCACGTCGCCCAGCCATTGGAGTTTGAGTCTGGCGTTTGTCCTGGCTGTCAACAACCCACTGAGCCCCAACCAGCCGAAGATGTTTTTGAAGAGTACCCCACAGGCCGGATGTGCTGCGATGTGCTGTCCCCTCTTGAGGTTTACCTCAGCTTGGACATCCCGCTTATGGAGAACCACACCAAGTGTACTATCGTTCGGCGGATGACCAAGGACCAACTCGAGACCCTCTATGGCGATAAGGCCAAAGACCTGCCGATAGATAGTGCCGCCAGCACCAAGAGCGCCCAGTACTTCATGAAGGCGCTGGCGTACAGCACCGAGGACATGGGCAACAACATGGCTGGCTTCTCTGGCAGCGAGGTTGTGACCACCTACACCCACGTCGAACTGCCGTCGGTGAAGTATCCTGAAGGTCTTGAGGTCGTGATGGGCACTGACGAGACTGTTCTCGAGTGTGGCCCGTCTCCTCACTTCGACACCGACATCACTGGCAACAAGCAGTACTACCTACCGCTTTGCAAAATTGGCTATGAGAAAGTGCCTGGCCGACTCTACAGCAAGACGCCGGCGTACGACATTGTCTCTAAGCAGGACCAGCTCAACCGTCTTGAGTCGCTCATCGAACTGGCCGTCATGAAAGGTACCTACGGCACGTGGCTTCTGCCCACTGGTTCATCGATCAGCGAACTGTCTGGCGAACCTGGCCTCAAGATCAAATACACCCCGATGGGA